CGGACGGCTGGCAGCTCGAAAACTTTAAGAAAAACCCGATCGCGCTGTTCGGCCACCGCTCGGATTTTCCAATCGGCAAATGGGCCAATTTGCGCGTTGAGAATAAGCAGCTGCGCGGCCACCTCGAGTTGGCGCCGGCGGGCACCTCCGAGCGCATCGACGAAATTCGCCGGCTGATCGAGGCGGGGATCCTGCGCGCGGTGTCGGTCGGTTTCCGCCCGCTCGAGCGCGCGCCGATCGACGAGAAGGCCGACGAGTTTTGGGGCCCATTCAAATTCATCAAGCAGGAGCTCGTAGAGACTTCGCTTGTGTCGGTGCCGGCCAATCCGAACGCGCTGGCCGTCGCAAAGTCACTCAAGATTTCACCCGAAACGCAGCAACTCGTTTTTGCCGGGCATGGCAGACGAAACGAGATGCAGCGGCGCGGGCTCACCGGCGGGCATGCCGATCGTAAAGCTGAAAACCGAAAGGGCACGACGATGTCGTTAGCTCAACGCATTACCGATGCGGAGAAGCGATTGCTTGAGAAAAAGGACAAGCTCGCGGCTTTGCATTCTGAAATTGGCGACGGCGACTATACCGATGACCGGTTGGAAACAATCGGCAAGGCTAACGCCGAAATCGCGCACGACGAGAAGATCCTCGGCGCGCTGCGCGACTCCGAGCGCTCGCTCGCTATGAGCAGCGATGCCGGCGGTCGCTCGATCATGCCGGCGCATGCCGCCAAGGCCAATGGGTCGACGGCCCTGGTCAATCCGCCGCGACCGTTCAACGTCGCAGCCAAGAAGCTGTCGCCGCTCGATCTCTTGTGCCGGGCGGGCGCCATCCAGGTGGTGGCGCATCGCGATCGCAAACCGGTCGACGAGGTTCGCCGCATGGTCTACGGCGATGATGAGCCGACGCGGGCGGTGCTCGATTGGCAAATGAAGGCGGCCAGTGCACCGGCTATGACTACGGTGGTCGGCTGGGCTGCCGAGCTGGTGCAGCAGATCGTCGTCGACTTCATGGCAACGCTCTACCCGAAGTCGATCTATCCGCGGTTCTCGAGCTATGGGCTCAACCTTAGCTTTGGGCGCAACGGCAAGATCATCATCCCGACCCGGTCGCGCACGCCGACCATCGCCGGCTCATTCGTCGGTGAAGGTTTACCGATCCCGGTGCGCCAGGGCGCCTTCACGTCGCAGACGCTCTTGCCGAAAAAGATGGCGGTCATCACCACCTGGACGCGGGAAATCGACGAGCATTCGATCCCCGCGATTGAGGGCTTGCTGCGTGATGCCATCCAGACCGATACGGCGATCGCGCTCGACAGCGTGCTGATCGATACCAATGCGGCCACCGTCATCCGGCCCGCCGGCATTCTCAACGGCGTCTCCGGCTTGACCCCGACCGCCGGCGGCGGCTTCACCGCCCTGGTGGGCGATATCAAGCAGCTCACCAATGCGTTGCTGACCGGCACGCTCGGCAACGTGCGCAATCCGGTATGGCTGATGAATCCGGCGCAGGCGAACTCGATCGGCCTGGTGGCAGCACCTGGTGCGGGCGTGTTCCCATTCCGTGAGGAAATCGGCCAGGGCCGCCTCGGCGGCTGGCCGGTGATCGACTCGGGCACGGTGCCTGCCGGCACGGTGATCGTGGTCGACGCTGCCGACTTCGTCAGCGTCACCGGTGACGGGCCGCGGTTCGAGATCTCGGACCAGGCGACCTTGCACATGGAGGATACCGCGCCGACCGATATCAGCACCTCCGGCACGCCGGCGGTGGTGGCCTACCCGGCCAAGTCCATGTTCCAGACCGACTCGCTGGCGTTGCGGTTGATCATGCCGATCAACTGGACGATCCGGCGCACTGGGACCGTGGCCTGGGTGGCCGGCGTTACCTGGTAACCCCATAGGCGGGAAAAAGAGCGACCGGGAAATTTTCCCGGTCGCTAATTTTCCGTCTCTAATTTGCAACAGGAAAGGCAAGCGCAAATGACCGATACCGAAACCAAGGCCGACGCGGCGGCCAAGCAACGCACCGACGACCAGAAAAAACACGCCGAGGACGTCAAGAAAAAGCTCGCCGACGAGCGCACCGCGCGCGAAAAGGCGAGCAAAGAAGGCGCCAAGGCGGCGGGCGAAGTGAAACCTACGCCTACGCAGGAGGAAAATGATCTGGCCGCATCCGGTGTGCATGTGGCGGAACACGAGGATGACGGCAGCGGGCCTGATCCGACTTCGGCGCAGGCGAAGGAAGCCAAGCAATCCGAAGCCAAGCCTGCGGCCAAGGGCGGTTATGCGACCAGGACATCGAACCCCGCATGAGCGTGGGCGGTTTTTTGTCGCGCGTTGCGGGCCGGCTCATTGGTAAGAGCGAAGGCGATTACCGAGCTGGCCCGTACTATTTGCCGATCACCGGCGGGTGGCTCCCCGCCGGTGTTGCCGACAACTTCTGGCAGCAAGGCTATACGCCGGTGCCTGCCGGCGCGCAGTCGGCAATGGTCGAGGCCTGCATATCGGCCTACTCGCAGACGGTCGCCATGTGTCCTGGCGATCACTGGCGGCTGAATGATGACGGAGGCCGCGAGCGCGTCAGCAATTCGGCGCTGTCGCGCATCCTGCGGCATCCCAACGACTACCAATCGGTGTCTGACTTCCTGCTCAACGCGGCGCGCTGGCTCTACCTTGAGGGCAATTGCTACGCCCTGGCGCTTCGCAACTCGCGTTATGAAATCGACGAGTTGCACTTGATGGACAGTAATCTGTCGTTTCCGCGCGTGGCGCAGAGCGGCGAGATTTTCTACCAGCTCAACGGCAACGACATCATCGACAAGCGACTCAATGGCGAGGAGCTCTTGCCGGTGCCGATGCGCGACGTGCTGCATATCCGCTTGCATGTCTCGCGCCGTTTCCCGCGGCCTTTGGTCGGGGAGTCGCCGCTGGTCGCCGCCTACACCGATGTCGGTGTTGGCGCCGCGATCGCCGCGCAGCAGACCGCGTTCTATCGCAACGAGGCCCGACCGTCCGCCGTGCTGTCGACTGACTTAACGCTCGACAAAGACCAAGTGCAGGCGTTGCGCGATCGCTGGAACGACCAGGCGAAAGGTTTGCACCAAGGCGGCACGCCAATCCTGACCGCCGGCTTGAAGGTGCAGCCGTGGGCGGTTGCCAGCAAGGATGCCGCCACCGCAGAAATTCTCAAATTGTCGAGTGAAAACATCGCACTCGCGTTTCGCATTCCGCTGCAGATCCTCGGCCTGGGCGGCACCTCCTACAATTCCACTGAGCTCTTGATGCAGAGCTGGATCGCCTCGGGCCTGGGCTTTGCGCTCAACCACATTGAGGAAGCCTTCGGCGTGCTGTTCGAGCTCAAAGGCCAGCCGGACGAGTATGCCGAATTCGACACCGCGGCGTTGCTGCGCTCGGCGCAAAAGGACCGCATCGAGGCGCTCGCCCGCGGCGTGCAAGGCGGCATCTATAGTCCGAACGACGCGCGTCAGCAGGAAGGCCTGGCCGCGGTGCAATATGGCGACGAGCCGCGCGTGCAGCAGCAGGTGGTGCCGCTATCAGCGGCTAAAGCAATTCCGGCCTCGCCGCCGGCGCCAGCTCCGCCGCCGGCGCCGCCGCCCGAAACGAAAGGCCACCGCGATGACATTGAACGGGAAGCCAGAGCCCTTATCGATTGCGCCGCCCGCATCGGACGCCGCCGAGACGCTGCTTAACGCCTGGCGCGAAGCCCTGGCGGATGTGCTCGATCTCGAGCGGCGCCAATGGCAGCGCGAGCGCGCGCTCATCGAGGCGCAGGCCGCAAGCGTAATCTCCGGCCTGCGGGCCGAGGTCGCGGCTTTGCGCGGCGATATGCTCGAGCGCATCAATGCGCGGCTGGCCGAGCTCAAAGATGGTGCACCTGGTGAACGCGGCCCCGCCGGGCCGCCTGGGGCGCCTGGCGAGTCGGTCGCCGGCATTGCCGGCCCTGCTGGCCCGCCGGGCGAACCTGGGCCCGCCCTGGCCGGTCCGCCGGGC